TGCAGTGGATCTGGCAGTACGCGTCAACGGCGTCGTAGAAGTCCGGAGCCCCTTCAGGAACCTGGACATAGCCCCGGTCGAAGGCCTCCTCAGCCCATGCGACGCAGAACGGCCTCACCAGCTGATCTTCGACCAGCGCCATCATGGCGACTGTGTCCTGCCATGCATGGATCATCGCGGCGCGGGCCGACGAATAATTGACCTGACTGAAGTCCATGGTCAGCTCTTCGTACGTCTGGCCCAGCGCGGCCGCGATGAGGCGCAGGATCGAACGCGCGAAGGTGTCGTAGTTGCTGACGTCCCGAGACGCCGTCTGCAGCTCCAGTTCGTCGCCATAGGGCAGGACCGGAATGCGGGCGCCATTAGCGAGGCTGACGGGGTTGTCCTCGTAGTGTTTCTGACGCCACGATTCGAAGTTCTGGATGTCGCTGACTTCGAAGTTCTCGCCGGCGGCCATGGGCCCCGAGTTGGATTTCATGAACGCGACGATCAGGGCGTTGATGGTCGCGCTCTCGATCGTGGCGTCAGTAAATTTGCTGAGCGCCCGGAAGCTCTTCAGGACCGAGGCGAACCGGCTGACGCCTCGGGTCTGCCCGGCGCGTTCCGGCTCGAAACCATGCAGCACCTGAGGCCGGCCCCATTCGGTCCAGCGTTCATAGGCCGTCCAGCGAAACTGCCCCGCCCCGCCAAAATCGGTCGGGTGCCGTTCCCGGATATGATAGAGCGCCGGGACGCCTGCTCCATTGGTCTCGACACCGGCGCGCAGGTTGTCGCGATCACTGCGACCTGTCGGATTGCAAAGCCGGTCCGGGTCCACGAGACGCAGGCGGGTCTTGTAGCGGGTGTCTTCGTCGCCCGCCCATTCGGTCAGGCCCAGGAACTCGCCGTCCGCGCCGGCGAGGTGAGAAACCGACAGGCGCAGCTGCTGTCCAAAGGTTTGCCGGCGCTCCGCGTCCGACTGGAAGGCGTGCCCGTAGGCGTAGAGCTTGAACTCGTTCGTCAGGTCGGCGCCCAGTTGCCGGGCCGCTTCGAGACTGATCCCCAGCGCTCGCGCATTGGGCCGAAACTTGACCTGCCAGCCCTTGCCGACGACCGAGTTGACGCGACGCGACCGGGCGGAGGCGGCGACCGGGTCATTACGGATACGCTCGCGGATCCGCGCCGTAAGCGCTCCGCGCGATGGAAGGGTGTCCCGGTCGGCCGAGCGGAGCGCCGCCGGCCATTCGGAGAAATAGGTGCCGGTCCCGCTCGCCCCTTCGTAAGACAGGGGATAGCCGCCCGCCAGCGCCGGCGCAGCGCCGGACGAACTGGCGTTCATCCGAGACCGGGCGACCTCGAAACGCGAGATCGACCGGCCGCCGGCGTCGACGAGGCCTGTAGGAGCGAGCGGGGCGCGCACGGCGTGCGTCAGGCCTGATCGGTGTCAGGCGTGACGGGCGCCTTCAGTGCAGCGAAGCGCTCATCGGTGGCCCTCTCGAGCGCATCGAAACGCTCGGCGAGAGCAAGGTCTCGCGCGTCGAACCGTCTGCTGGTCGCGGCGTCGATCTCAGTGAACTTGGTCTTCAGGCCCTCGGCCAGGTCGTCGAACTCCTTGCGGATCCACGCGGTGTCGAATGGCTCTCCGACCAGCTCGGTCAGCTCGCCGCCGAACGGATTGGCGCCGAGATCGGCAGCCGCCATGGCGAGCGCCGCCTGGGCGTCGTCGACGCGCTGAACCAGCGAGCCCGGCACAGGCGTGCTGTCGAACTTGGCGAGCGTCGACAGCGCCGCCGCCAGTTGCAGCAAGGCGGCCACGATGGGCAGCCCGCGAGGGGCCGAAAGTTCGGCGAGCGCTGCGGCGACAGCTGAGGCCTCTTCAGAGGCCTCCGACGATGCAGCGGCAGGCGCCTTGCCACGGCCGGTTCGCTGGGATGTGTTCTGGGACATAGGCGTCTCTCCTTGGATGAAAGGTTCAGAGCCGGAAGCCGATGGCTCCACGGCGTCGGACCGGCGCACAGTTCGCGGCGGCCGCCTCAAGCCGTGCGATCTCGCCCTCGAGCTTGGGCAGGCTGGCTTTGTCGAACTTCACCGTCCGGCCGCCGCTGGTGACTTCGCTGACGAGGGTCCCGGAGATCAGCGCGCCATAGGCCGTGCGGTAAGACGCGAGCAGCGCGGTGTCCTCGGCGGAAAGAGCCATCAGCTGAAGTTCCATTTGTTGACGGCGGCGGACGCGCCCGGTTTGTCTTGAGCCGCGGGCGGCGTCGGCCGATCCCAGATCGCCTCGAGACCCGCGTCCTGCGACTGCCTGCGGCGAGCCAGATCGATCCAGTCGGGGTCGGCTCCGGGAACGCCTATGCCGATCGATGCGGCCAAGGCCCGGTTGTAGACCCAGAGGTCCATCTCTTCGTTGCGACGGCGGACACGGACCCATGCCTCGTCCTTGACGACGCCCGTGCGACTGTCGTGGACGGTGACCAATGCCTCGCCGGTCAACTCTTCGAAGAAGTCCCGCTGGATCCAGCCCGGCCAGTGGGGCCGCCCTTCGGCGCGGGCGCCCTTGTCGCCTTCAAGGCTCAGCGGAATGGCCTCGTTGAGCAGTTCGCGCTTCAGGTCCCATGTGCCGACCCGCCACGTACGACAGGAGACCACGGTGCCATCCTGCCCCTGCAGCTTCTGACGCGGTCCGCGTCGCAAAGGCATCCGGCCCCACCCGTCCGCGCCGTCCAGCGCCTTGGATTTCCCGTGACTGCTGCAGAAGGCGTAGACGTGCCAAGTGCCATAACCGGAGTCGACGCCCAGTACTTCGATGCCGAGGCGGCCGCCGTCCTCATGAGGCCAGGTCATGCGCTCGAGCGCGGCCATCTCAATCCAGACAGAGACCTCCGAGGGGCCGCCTTCGATCCGGCCCTTGTCCAGGACGACGTGTTCGCCTCCCGCTCCCCACGCGTATGCCGTCCACTGGGCCCAGTCGCCGTTCAGGTCGACGGCGCAGGTGACGATCTCATAGCCGGAAGGAATGACGCCCTTGGTCAGCCGATCGTCGCGCCTTTCCAGCAGCTTCTCGACGTCGGCTTTCTGGACGGTAAGCTCGTAGGCCTCGCCGTAGATCTGCTGGAACAGCGCGATCATGGCTGGTTCGTCGCCGGTCTCGGCGTCGCGAATTTCCTTGGCGATGAACGCCCAGTCGACGGCGGCTGATACGACCTGCCAGGCGTGATAGCTCGGCTGACGGCCTTCGACGTCGCGGGCCCGCCAGCGCTCGTAGTCGATGACGGACACGAACTGGCCGGGCGCGGGATTGTCCGGGTTGGCAGAGGCGAAGGTTGGAAGCCAGCCGCCGCGCACGGCGTGCGCCTTGTAGGGATGGCAGGCCGAGACCATCGCGGCCTTGTGCCGGTGTTCGATCACGCCGCCGCAGGACGGACAGACGAAGTGAGGTGTCTCGCCAAGGCCCAGGCCGAGCATCTGCTCGCGATCGAGACGAACCAGCACACCGCCCTCGTGACCGGCGCAGTGGGGGCACGGCAGATAGAGCCGCCGTTGATCGCCAGATAGGAAGTCAGCGGTGATCGGACAGCCGCCGAGCTGCTCATCCTCGTCCCGGCGCAGAACGCCCGGGGTCGCGTTGTGGAAGGTCTTGGCCCCCGCCAGTTCCCATTGCAGTTGGCGGCGCGCGATCTGGGCGTGGGGGTCGCCCCGATCGCCGGTCGAGACGGTCCAGTTCGGGGTCTCTTCCTTCACGACGAGGCAGAAGGTGACCATCTGCAGGGGCTTCGCCGTCGTGGTCCCGAAGAACTGGCCGTAACCGCCCGCGAACCGCTTGTAGGTGTTGGTCGAGCCCTGCTCGTCCCTCGACGTGACCGGGCGGATCTTGCGTCGCAACTCCGGCGTCGCGTCTACGATCGGCTGCCACTTCGTCCGATTGTATTTTAGCGCCTCCTCCCCAGTCGGCAGCGCCACCCCCCAGGGCCGAGCCAGCGCCGTCGAGTAGTAGAGGGTGGCGATCACGCCGATGGTGGTCTTGGCGATCTGGGCCGAGCCGCAGAACGTCACCGTCCGGCACGGATCGTCGGGGTGGAGCCTGTCGAGCGGCTCGATCAGCGGCTCGAAGCCGTCCCATGACAACAAGCCCTCACGGGTCGTCCCAGTCTCGCCCGGGATGTTGACGCGGCCCTCGGCCCACTGGCTGATGTGCTGGTCCGGGGCGGGCGTAATGGCAACGGCCAGGCCAAGCGTCAGGGCGGCCGCCTGCCGGCAGATCTCTTTCGCGCTGAACAGCGCCATTAAGCCGCCGCCTGCTCCGGTTCGTCGGCGGTCATCTCGCCAGCAAGGGCGCCGAGATCCTTGACCAGTTGCTCGAGGAGTTGGCGGTCCGCCGCCTTCAGCGCCAATTCCGCCTGACGAATGTCAGTCAGGCCCACGAGCTCCGTCGCGATCTTGCGCCGGCGGCGTTCAAGCCCTTGCGTAAAGACGACGCCCACGGCCTCCCACGCCATCGTGACGGCCGCACGGTCCAGGAGCTCGCCTTTGCGCTCGGCCAGGTCCAGCTCGAGCTTCTCTTCCTCAAGGGCCCGCTTCCGCGACCCCGCCGGCGCGGCTATCGGCGTCACCGTTGCTGGCGCGGCCGGAGCGGTCAGGGCGCGGCTGTCCTGGACAGACAACGACGAGGTGCGGGCCTCGGACAGGGCCAGGTACTCGACCTCTTCTACGCGCCCACGGGCATCCCGCTTCACCGGGACGTCAGGGTTCCGATCGATGAACCGCGAGATGGAGGATTTGTTGACCGGCCGCCCCGCCGAGCCCTCGAGGCGCGCCGCTTCCGAGACGCTCACCCATTGCTGGCCCCGGCCTTGATCGATCAGCGAGGGCTGCAGCATCGCGTTGCACTCCCTGTTGCGCTCGCAACGGCTGTTGCACCCCTAGCAACACCACTCACTAGGAAACGAAGACGCCCAGCCCGACCGTATACGCTGCAGGTCAGGGGGAAGGACCCGTGAACCGAAGGGGCGGGGTCGATGCGGCTAACCCGTTGATTACCAAAGCAAAACCCGCGCGGCGGATGCCGTGCGGGCTGATGCTCGATGACGATGTCTAGGACGGCTACCGCACTGCGCGTCAATCCGATGACGGCAGTGAAATGATCTGGCGCGATTCGCGACCGAGGAGGTTGAATAGGACTGCAACGCGGTCGCCGTCAACCATCTCGTCGAAGATCAGGTCATAGTCGGCCGTCGGCCCGGAGTACCGCAGCTTGTCGCCACGGCGATAGGTGCAGGCGGCCTTGGCCTTTTCGGCCTTGGTGCGAGGCGGCAGGATCACGAGGCCGTTCACCTCGCGGACCTGTAGCTCTTCGATGAACCGGTTCGGGATCGGACTGGGCCGCTTGGCCTCGCCCGAGCCGCGCATGATCACGTCGTGGACGCCCATGGTCGAGAGGATCGCGCGCCAGCCGGGCTTGTTCAGATCGACGCTGACGAACAGGTAACGCGGGATCATCGGACGCGGCCCAGGCTGGACGCCATTGCGGGTGCGCGACGTCGCGGGCGGCGGGACCATGGGCAGGTAGACGTCCTCGAACCCCTGCCGCTGCAGCTGGTACTTGGCCAGCTTCTCCTGCCCGACGTGAGTGATCACGACGTACCAGAGGAAGCCTCCTTTTTGATTTTCAACAATACCCATTTCCAACACCTAACCTGAACCTGCCACCGCAACCTGGACGCACTTCACCTGACCTCACGGACGGACGGTCACGTCCGCATCCGCGCCGCTACACCCGCGTCATGCGCCTCATGGGCCACTTCCGGCGGTCATCCTCCGTACGGTCCGGAAGGTCCGTTTTCCCTGCGAATACAACGCGTCGCGCGCCGGACGATGAACGGACCGACAGACGGTCAACGGTCCGTTTTTTCGGGCTGACCGGCTCAGACAGACCTCTCGATCGTCCGTTCGTCCGTCATCGTCCGTTCCCATCGTCCGTGTCCCGATCGCGCCGATCATGCCTCGGGCTCCCACTCGGGCTCGTCGGGCGGCAGGAACGCCCTGTCCCCCTCTGACCCGCCGGGGCCAGACATGCCGGTTTCCGCGCGAGACGGCGGCCCGCCTGGCTTCAGCTTCAGGCCTCGCCGTGTCATCCGGCCGAGCGCATTCTTTCCCGCCAACAGGATCTGCAGGTCGCCCAACGCCCCGCCGAACGCCTTCTGCGACATGGGCCTGTCGTGGCCCTCCGCCTCCATCCAGGAGACGTAATCCTTGAACAGGACCGTCGCCTCGACCCGCTCGTTGTCGTCTCGGATCGTTCGGTCCTCGAGCCACTGGGCGAAGGTGTTTGAACCCTTGCGATAGTCCTCGATCGCGTCCTGGACCGACTGCGGATCCTTCAGCCCCTCGGCCATCCATGCCAGCACGCCCTCGACCAGCCACGTCAGGATGCCCGCCTGCTCCAGCTTCAGCTTTCGAGGCAGGGCGCCGTCGCGCTGGTCGTCCGGGACCTGCACCCGGAAGGGCACGATCTTCAGCCGCCGCCAGATCCCGTCGTCGGTGTCGTTGATGGTCGGGCGCCGGTTGCACTCGATGAACGGCTTGCCGATGCTCTCGAACTCGAACAGCCCCTGCCTCAGCTCGCGGGC